ATCTGCTTGAGCTGCTGTTACATCTGTTGGTGTGCCAACTTGCCCTACGTCATCACCTATGATTTGATTAGGATCTGTTTTTATTTTTTCTACTTGTGTAACAGCACCTTCAGGTATTGCACCTGTCTGTGCCATCTTTGCAGTTGCATCTGCTACAGTTGCAGGTCTAGTTCCTTGTGTAACATTACCATCTGCATCTGTTGTTGTTGTAGGAACATCTCCATAAGCATCAACCTGTCCTGTGCCTGTTCCTAATGTAGGTACAGGAGCTTGTTGTTGAGTTTGACCTGTCTGATTATTAACAACACCACCATTTGCCATCTGCATGGCACGTTGGTTGTACATGTTCATCATGTTTTGTTTATCTGGATTCTGTTGTAAATAACTATTGAAACCTTCTAAGCTACCTGTATAACCCATACTGTTAGCTATCTTTTGTAATCCTTGTGGCTTGAAGCCTTTAAACATTGCCATGTTATCTACTTCCCATTAATACTTTGTCTAGCTTATCTTCTAGTCTTCTGATTGCATCCATCAACTCGTGCATATCATCCTTCACATCATCCTTACGTGCATACTCTTCTCGTGTTTTATTCAAGAGTATCTGAATGCGTTTGACCTCTTGGAACATCTTGTTAAATGCCCAACCAAATGGTACAACGACCATAGTCAGGATAATGTTCCAAAATAACATTGGATCTATGCTTTCCATTTATACCTCGTCAGGTTTTTTAAATTCTGAAGGAAGACCTAGAAGAGGTCTAGTGTCATATTTATTATTATCAGAGAAAGGACCTTCTATGTTATTGTAATGTAAAAAAACTTGAGACTGTGTATTTCCTTGAAACTCATCTCTCCAATGCTCAAGCTCACATCCACGATACACAATTGCATCTCCTTGAGCTAAACATACTTCCTTACCTTCTAGTCCTACTTCACCTGATTTTTCTACATACATACCCCAATCATAACCATCAGGTGCATTACTGTAGTCATATCCAAGACATAAGGTAGCTGATATTTCACAGCTAGGTCTATCTTTATGTCTAGATAATTTTTGTCCTTTCTTATAAATTCTTTGATAAGAATATGTAGGACATAAATTTAAACCTGTCACTTCTTCCATTTTACTAGTGCTATTTTTTAGTAATGTTTCCATAGCAAAATCGCCATACATACCAAAACTATCAGGCACTTGTTCGTCAGAGAAATTACCTAAGAAATTATCAAAAGGCATAAATCCTCGTAAGACCATTGTTTTAATTGCTTCACTTTTTAGTAGACTATAATCATATAGATATTTAGCCATATCTTTTGTTATGAAGTTTTTTACATGTACATAGTTATTTCGTTTAAATTGTCCTGCGTAATCTTGTTGTATTACTTGCATACCATCCATAAATTAATCCTTTGAAGCGGCTAATGAACCTGCGTTAGTTATACCTACAGTTGCTTCTTGATCCTGCACCTTCAATTTATTTGTGCTTGCATCATATGTCACATCACTACCACTGTTAGAAGCTATAGCTGCTCCTGCTGTATCTGCATCTGCTTCACTAGATATTGCAGTCGCTGTAGCTACCTGACTGCCTTCTACTTCTCTAGTAACAGTTACAACTGTTTGTATACTTTCTTCAGCACCTTGAGTTACTGTATCTTCATATGGTGTAGTGTTACTACCATCATTTGCAGTCACCGTTATTGTAAAGTCTTGTGTGTTTTCATCGTCATCACTTGTAAACCTTACAACTTTATGTGCAACACCACCAACAGTTTTATCTACATCTACACCTGTATCAAACTTACCTTGGAATGTACTGTTTCCATTTAGTACACTTTGTATTCTATCTCTTGCCTGTGTAGCATTTTCACCATCACCAAATGTACCACTTACAGTTATACTATTATCTGCATTTGCAATACTAAATGTAGCTGGATTCTTTTGTGCTACACCTGTTAGAGTATGTGCTTCGTTTGTACTATTTGCAGTAATAAATCCTGTAGATGCACCTGCAGTAAGTGTTCCTGTTGTAAAGTTACCACCTGCAGTCAATCCACCACCTGTAACAGTAAATGGTCGGTTACTTCCATTTATAACTCTTGCTCTTCTACCTGTAGTTGTAGATGTAGTTGTGTCTCCCGGATATTTAAAGTTATGACTAAAGTTACCTGTCAATCCACCACCTGAGAAAGTATGTCCGTAGAAAACACCAATGTTACCAATCGGATTATATGGAGAAACACCTATGGTTTGTATTCTTATAAAAGGTCTAGCAGAAGCAGTGCTACCCATAACACCTGCACCCGGAAATCTCATTTCAGTAGAAGTTCTTGTAATACAACAAGTAAAGGTTGTACCACCTTCTGTAAATGTAGAACCACCACCATTCTCGGCTCTTGTTCTTCCTGCAGGGTTAGGTACGTTTCCAGAGTTAATACCAAAGTGTATAGAACCACTATGTCTCCAGTTAGCTATCTGAGCACCCCAAGTAGCACTTGTTGCTCTGTTTGGATTACTAGTAAAGTTACCTGACATAATAGAAGCAAACTTACCTATATTTGCTATTGATAACGAATGAGTCATGAACATAGGTCCACTCTCTCTATTTGATCTAAATGTATTATTGTTAGTTGATGCGTGTCCACCGATATTAACAAATCCTGCTGAGTGAGGAGCAGTTACTGTTGTCGTAAAAGTATGATTGCTGTCGACATCTACAGATAGACCTGATATACCACCAATATTGTTAACATCACCACTACCACTGTTATTGATATTTACATCTGTTCCACCTGCACTGAAGTCAGTTCTAAACCCAAATTCAACCACTTCATTTACAGGACTTTGTATAAGGTTACTTGTTCCTGAAATAGTAAAAGTAGAAAAATCTTCAAACAGTAGTCTAACTGAACCATCATTACCAAATAATTTTTTTACTCTTCTTGGTGTAGCTCCATCAAGAGCAAATAGTTTTGTTATCTGTCTGACTGTGCTACCATCTAATCCAAATAGTTTTGGCATGTTATCTCCTTAGAATTGTCCTACAAATATTGCACCGTTAGTAAAGTCACCTGATACAGGATCAGCATTACTTGCATCAGCTTCCATAACAAGTATATGCCCTAGCTCTTGTTGAACAAAAGCTGTTGTTGCAATTCTTGTTGTACTATTATTTGCTGACTGCGTAGTTGTAGTTGGATTGCCACCTAGTTCTACATCATCAGCTATCTTAGCAGTTGTTACTGCATCTGCTGCTATTTTTGCAGTAGTGATTTGAGAATCAGCTATATGGGCAGTATCAATTGACCCACTTACAAAATGTTCAGAGTCTATTTGACCATCTGCTATTTTAGCATTTGTTATTGCGTCTGCAGCTATCTTAGCAGTTGTTACCTGCAGATCACCTAGATGAGCAGTGTCTATAGATCCATCAGTATAGTGTTCTGAATCAATTGCATCATCTGCAATCTTAGCATTTGTTACAGCATCAGCGGCTATTTTAGCAGTAGTAACATTTGAGTCTGCAATCTTAGCAGTGGTTACATTTGCATCTACAATAGAAGCTGTTACTACAGCATTTGCAGCTAACTCATCTGCACCTACTGCATCGTCAGCTAACATAGAGTTTTCTACTGCTTGAGCACCAATTGTAACTACTCCTGCATTTGTCATTGTTACATCGCCTGATAATGCAGCGGCTGTAAAACCTGTTCCATCACCTATGAGTACCTGTGTATCTCCAACTGCTTTTGCAGAAAGAACACCTGAACTATTAGCATCTCTAACTAAAACTGAATTTGCAGTTTGGTCAGCAATCTTTGCTAACGTAACCTGTGAATCTGCAATATGAGCAGTGTCTATAGAGCCATCCACATAATGTTCTGAGTTAATCGAATCATCAGCTATTTTTGTACCATCAACGATGTCAGCGGCTAAGTGAACTCTATCTATTGAGCCATCTACATATTGATCACTATTTATAGAGTTAGCAGCCATCTTCGCTACAGTAATGTTAGCATCTGCTATTTTAGCTGTAGTGACGTTGGCATCCGTTATCTTAGCTGTAGTTACTGCATTGTCAGCTAAACCTGCTGTAGCAATGAGTGGTCCTTCGCCTGTTGTTCCATCGTGTGAATGTCCACTACTGCCATTAAAAGCAGCTTGGACTGCGTCAAACTCACCATCAAGGTCTGATGCATTAATTACGTTACCATCAGCTATATTGTTTGACGAATCATTACGAGTATATCCTGTTCCCATTTTTTATCTCCTAGCATTAGTAATATACTGCAGGGTCGCAGCGTCTATGGTAAATGTAGTGCTTACATTTTCCTCGTTAGTTTCGTAGACAAGTGATGCAGAAAAACCTGAACCAATTGTTTGTACTTCATAATAACTTTGTTGTTTGCCACCAAATGTAGCTGTTCCAAAAGTTCCTGAACCATATATGAAGTTACCTGCAGCATCGCTTGAAAATTCTATCACATCAGGTTGAATAGAACCTACTTGATCAAAATCAAACTTAAGTGACTTTCTAAGTCCAAACTGACCATTGACATCTAAATAAGTTGTACTCTTATAAATTGTCTTGCGAACTTTTGGGTCTCCTAAAGGTATAAAAGGTGTAGCAAAAGTTGCAGGTATGTTAGTTCCATCTAAAGTATTTCCTTGTTCCATTCTATAGATGTAACCATCGGTAGCACCAAAGTATATAAATTCAGTACGACCTTTATATTCACTAAATGTTACAAAAGCATTGAAACCACGTAAATCATTAAAAGCTATTCCACCTTCTAATTGAGTTGCTGCAATTCCTTTAGATGCATCATTTGTAAATCCTGTGTTGTTTCCAAATATTCTATATTGACTTTTCTCACGAATGATTGTACTACTAAAACCATTTGGACTACTATTTACTAAATCTAATAATTCAGCCTGTATTGTTTTTGATACAGTTGCAAGGTTGAAGTCACCTATCTTCTCAGTGGCTGTAAATAAACGAAGTCCATCAGGTCCTAAGAATATAATGTCTCCACCTATTTCTTGTATAGTATCTTCTGCGATACAACCTAAATCACGAGAAACAGGTCTTAGTTGAAAGTCTGCTACACTATTACCATTAAGTAAACTTATACTACTTTCACTAAATATTATTAGCTGATCACGGAATACAATTAAACCTGTAATTGTATCTGCTATATTAATTATACCACCACCATTAGCAATTGTCAAGTCATTATCTTTATAAGGTGCAGAAAAGACTAACTTTTTTCCATTACCAAAGAATATGTGATTCTTAAAGTTTATTAAAAAACTTGCACCTGATACATCAGATGGTAAAGAACTTAATTGTTCAAATGTAGTTCCATTAAATCTATATGGTTTACCTGTGCTATCAACAAGCATAAGTTTTTCTGTACCATCAAAATCATACTTTAAAAATCTTACCTTGCCTGAACCACCTATTGTGACACCTGCACTATTGTATGTTGCATTGTCACTTATCTGTGTCCACCCTGAACCTGTAGATCTAAATAAATCGTTACCTCTTACAGCATATACATGATTACCATAACTATGTATACCTCTTATAGCACCTGTATTTGGCACAGTATTTGTATCAAACTTAGAGTATCCTTCTACTCTTCTGTATCCACCAAATATAGAAGGCTCAAAGTTACGTAATATACGTGCTGAACCGGGTGCTTGAAAACCTTGTTGATAAGGTGATATATTTGTTATCAAGCCACCTTTAAATTCAAATGAATGGGTTTGCCATGCGTCTGCCATTAGATAATGGACCTAGAAAATCCCATCCTACCACCACCTGTGTTCTGTGGTAACATTGTGGAACGTAAATAATATGTTCTGTTAATCAATACAATACGCATATTTTTTATACCTTCATCAAACTTTTGTTTAGCTAAAACTGCGTCTTGAGAATTACCACGGAATAAATAAGCATAGTGCATTGCTCCATCTACAATAATATGTTTAAATCTTTCAGGTATGACAGGAACATCATCATGCAGTATTAAATCTACAGGAGTACGATAGTATTCGTATACAACTGTATATGCTTTATTAGGTTCAGGTGTTAGTATATATTCAAGAGAAGGTCCTTGTGCCACCATTTGAGGTACACCACTTCTACCGTTTGTATCATATTCTTGATCTACATACTTATCAAGATATTCTTCATAAGCAATAACACCTAGTTTTGTTGTTGCATTTCCTAAAGTAGTATCAGCTTTTATACGAAAACTTTCAAAGTCAAGAAATTTAGCATCTTGGGGAAATGAATATCGTGTCACATTAGCAGATAAAGTATCTTCTTGTTCTACATGATTAAAGGGCCAATTAAATTCATTTTGATTAATATCACGAATAGATGCGTTTATAGCATCTTTAACTTGAGCATAAAAACCGTTAGCAGTAGCAAAATTACTTGAGGTAAGTTCTGTTTCATTTAATCTGCGATTTACTTGATTAACAAGTTCTAGATAGTTATAAGCCATTAATTTTCCCTTATTCGCATTTTTACAGTTCTTTCAGCTTGACTTCCTGTACTGTCAACTATGTTACAAGTAAAGATATACTCACGATTTAGCACCCCACCACCTATATTTATAGTAGCTACAGTGTTTGTGTTTGTTTGGGATATATTTTGTATACTGTCAGTTAC